TTGCCGACGGCGGAGCGATGAAAATGGCAAGCCAATTATCTAATGCTCCTTTTATGAGTGAGATGGATATGAAAAGAGGTGGCGTTAAAAAGTCACCACATGTTGCGCTGTTTGCTGAAGCATCGATGCCTGAAGCATTTATCCCAATGGAGGATGGTAAGAATATCCCTCTGATGATTTCTGAAGATGCAGATGGAAATATATCCGGTCAGATACCTCTCCCCAGTGGTCAAATTTTACCAGCGAAAGTAATAAGCGATGGCAGACCATCCAATCAAGGCATTAGCGCATTCGCAAAAGGCGGCATGATGGGCGGGTCAGTATCGTCAAGCGCTTCTTTCAGAACACCTTCTGAAGCGTTGTCGAACTTAACAGCTCTGATGATGAGTATGCAGTCAACCCAGAAGTCGTTAGCGGGTCAAATGGGGTCTGACGGCAGTGCGGTTATGGTTTCAGCTATAAACGGCGTGAGAGAGGCGGTGTTGGGAATTAACACCTCTGTAATCGACTTATCTGCGATGGAGGCGTCAATAAAAGCCACGCCTACCTTGACTAGCAATGATGGGGTTGCACCTGTTGTATCCAATTCAAATGACGCTAACGTGTCCATAGTTATCAATGTCGATGATTCGGGCAAATCAAGCACGCAATCAAATTCGTCAAAAGGCGAAGAAAAGTTCTGGAGTGGTGTAGCTGTTAGAGTTAAAAACATTGTCGCTCAGGAGCTAACAAACGAGAAGAGACCTGGCGGTATGCTGTATTAAAAGTAGGTAAGCGGTGACTTACTATGATATACTCCACCGCAATTAATTCAATGAGGTAAATATGGCAAACCCTTTGTTTACATGGAACCCAGATGAGGGGTCTTTGCAGTCAACAAACGCAGTCGTTAGAGTTTCAAAGTTCGGAGATGGTTACGAGCAGAGAATAAATGATGGGCTTAATCACATGCCTGAAATCTGGCAAGTTGAGTTTTCTGGAAATACCGAGGAAATAAACGCAATCAGAGGCTTTCTAAAAAGTAGAGGGGGTTCTGAGAAGTTCGACTGGGTTACGCCGTATAGCGAAACTCTTTCATTTGTGTGCCAAGACTGGGAGGTCGCTAGACCAAAAACCTCTTTACATACCTTGAAGGCATCATTTAGACAGGTGTTTGAGCCATGAGCATAAACGCCGACGTTCATAAGCTAGAGCCAGGGGCGCTCATTGACCTATATGTTTTAAACCTAAACCCAATTGGTGTCCCAGAGGTTCACTATTTTTACCCAGGTGTTGGCGATTCAAACCAACAAGTAAAATTTCAGGGCCAGCTATACACGCCCTGGCCTGTGAAAATAGAGGGGCTTGAGAAAAGAGGAACCGGTTCGGAAAAGAGACCAAAGTTAACCATTTCAAACTACATGGCGGTATTTACCGCATATATCGAGCTGAACAATGACTTGGTTGGTGCGGCGTTTGAGAGAAGAAGAACGCTGGCGAAGTATCTTGATACAGAAGTGGCGGACATCACCACATATTCAAAGGAGTTGTTTTTTGTAGAGCAAAAGACCTTTGAAGACCCGATGTATATGGAATTTGAGCTTGCCTCCGCCATGGACTTTGTTAGCAAAAGACTACCATCGAGAATAGCGATTTCAAACTCATGCCCCTGGCAGTATTCGTCAACAGACAATGGGTCTGGGTGCGGTTGGCCAGCCACAGACAACAGCAGATGGTTCGATAAGGCCGGCGCCCAGGTGTTTACCGCGCAAGAGGACACCTGCGGTAAAAGACTGACCGATTGCAAAATTAGATTTGGAGTAACAGCACCGCTGGACTTTGGCGGATTTCCAGCACTTGGGAGATTATAGGTGATACAAGATAAAACATTAGCCGACATAACGTCACACGCAGAAAAAGAGTTTCCACGGGAAAGCTGTGGACTCATAGTCGATAACTTTGGCAAGCTGGAGTATGTGAAGTGTGAAAACAAATCAGATGACCCACTTGCATCATTTCTGATAGACCCTGTTGTGTATGCGTCACTATCCAGCAAGATCATGTGCGTAGTTCACTCACACCCCAATAGAAGTTCAAAACTCAGCCAGGCTGATATCGCCAGCAGTGAAAGATGTATGAAGCCTTTTATGGTCATCTCATACCCCACTTGCGAAATAAGCAACTATTACCCAACTGGGTTCAAAACCCCACTAGAGGGTCGACAATTTGTATATTCGGTTATGGATTGCTTCACCATCATTAGAGATTTTTACAAATGGGAGCTGGGTATAGAGATTGAAGACAGACAAAGAAGACCTTATGGGTGGTGGGAAGAACCAGGTGCATCCAGTTACTTGATGGAAGACTATCAAAAGTGGGGGTTTGAAAAGGTTCTGTCGCCAAAGCGCGGAGATGTGATTGTCATGCAGCTTCAAGGCACGGCCCCAAACCACGTTGCTGTTTACACTGGTGACGGGGTAATGATTCACCACACGCTAAATAACATCAGTAGATCTGAGATGTATGGCGGGTATTGGAGAAAAAATACAATCTGCATACTAAGACACAATCAGATGGTGAACCGGTGATTGTATCAAACAAACACAAGTTTATCTTTTCCAGATCGACGAAGGTTGGCGGAAAGTCTGCTCAAGCAATGATTTTAAGATCTGGAATGCTCGGCGACGGTGACTTTCACTGTGGCGAAGCTTATAAGATGAGCGAAGGCTCGATAGACGATATGACGCTGCCTGAGACATTCATCAAGACAATTGACGCCAGCTACATCAAGGCGGGCGTAATCTTGTCTCACGCAAAACCTGATGATCTGATAGCTAATGGCATTGCGTCAAAAAGTGAAGTTTCAGATTATACGTTCGTAACCATGATTAGAAACCCAATAGAGCGCTACATCTCTGCTTGGGTTTACGAGGGCGGCAAAGACATCACCATACTCAAGTCAAGAATAAAAAACAGCAACTCACCCATGTCCATTTTGTTTTCAAAGCCGGAGGATCATTTAATGATTGATGGCGTTAGAGCGAAAAGATTTTGCGCTATAGATTGTGGAGACTTAGAAAATGGTGTTAGAGCGTTTATACAAGGTGTTGGTGGTGAGTTTAACGGCTCGATTAATATTGGCTCTGGAAACTACCCAAAAGAAGTTAAGGGTCATTACAGCGAGTTTCTAACTCAGGGCGAAATTTCCAGTTTAAGAAAAGCGCTATCAGATGAGATTTCCTTTTATACAGAAGTTACCGGAGTGAGGGTGTAGGTTGAAAAAAATAAAGCTTATTGGCGACATTAGTGAGAAGTATAAAGCCGAATGGTTGATGGACGTCACGACGCCATCAGAAGCGGTTAGAGCTATAGAGGCAAACAGACCTGGCTTTATTGATGATATAAGCGATGGATATTCGATAGTTCTAGTTGATGAGAGTAACCCCGACGAGTCAAGGCAGATTGTGGAGAGCAACAAGATCGGCATTTGGGCGGGTGAGGTTATGTATATAATACCAAATGCCAACGGCGAGTGGACGGCGGCGGTAATCATTGGTGGGATTGTTGCTGCGGCGATCCCAGGGGTTGTGGCTGGCGGGCTTATCGCCGCAACTATAACCTATACGGTGGCTGTGATAGTGATAGTGGCGGTTATGGTCGCCGTATCGATGATCGCATCACTAATATCGGGGTCGCCAGGGGGCGGAGGTAAATCTGCAGACCAAACAGAGGCTCCAGAAAGTAAGACCTCTTACATCTCCAACGGCGTTGTCAATACGGCAAGGCAAGGTCATCGAATACCTGTGGCTTATGGTGGCCCAATTCTGTGTGGGTCAATGATTCTATCTTCAAGAATAAATGTAGAGGATGTCATAATATGATAAGCGCAGACAAAGCCGCTATAGTTGGCGGAGCTGGCGGAGGCGGAGGCGGAGGCGATGCTCCTAGACCCGCTAAGATAGCAGGCGATACGCTGCAATCTGTCGCCATTATAGAATTTATCGATGGGATATGTGAGGGCGAAATAGAAGGGTTTGCCACGGTAGACCCTCTTCAGTCCATATTTCTAAACGACACCCCAGTCGTTTCGCCACAAACGGGAGACCTGAATTTCGATGGCGTCACTATTGATTATAGAACTGGAACCCAAGATCAAACTTATATCCCTGGCCAGGAAGAGCTGACTAGCGAATCGGCAAGTTCGGCGGCATTAGAGATTGATGTGGGGGCCATGATAGAGGTTGGAGACCCAGCTGTAAGAACTATAGCTTCAAATGTTGCGGACGCCTTAAAGATTACGCTAAGAACAGGCGCTCTCAACAAGAGAGACCCTAAGACTGGCGATGTATCTGGAACATCGGTGACGGTATCCGTCACAGTAGAAACCTTATCGACCGGCTCACCAGTTGTGGTTGATTTTGGTGGTAAAAATACAATACAAGGAAAATCATCCTCCGCTTACGAGAGAGCGCTATACATAAACTTGGAGCCATATGGGGATGGCCCATACACGGTAACATTAACAAGAGTAACGCCCACTAGCGACGATGATACAAATGATGATGTGTCCTGGAAAACCTACGGAGTAATAACACACGGTAAGCTGAGATACCCAAACACTGCTTTGGCAAGACTCACATTTGACGCTAGACACTTTACCACTGCGCCAAAGAGAGGGTATTTAATAAAAGGGGCTAAAGTTAAAGTTCCTGGCCCCGCCTTTTACGATCCAGTTGCGAGAACATATACGGGCGTTGACTGGGATGGAACATTTGTTACTGCCTGGACACGATGCCCTGCGTGGATATTTTACGACATGGTTACCGATCAAAGATACGGGCTAGGTTCGAATGTTGACGAGTCTTACGTTGATAAATGGTCTTTATGGAGCATAGCAAAGCGATGTGATTTTAAGATACAGGATGGGTTTGGGGGCGTTGAGCCAAGATACTCATTAGATTTGTATTTGCAGCAAGACCATGACGCCAAAAAGATTATTCAAGATATAGCGTCAAATTTCGACACCATGGCATTCTGGCACGGCGGCGGGCTATTTGTCTCTCAAGATGCACCAAAGAGCTTAGTGGCTCTGTATACGCCAGCAAATGTTATCGGTGGTAGATTTGCATATGTAGGCTCTGCGAGACAGGTCAGACATACTGTTGCGCTGGTTCAGTGGAACGATCCAGCTGATTTTTACAAGATAGCGACTGAGTATGTTGAAGACCCAGATGGCATAGAAAGATATGGCTACAGAGAAGTAAAAACAGTTGCCATTGGCTGCACCTCAAGAGGGCAAGCGCACAGACACGGAAAGAGGTTGTTGCTAACATCCAGATTAGAGACGGACGTTGCGAACTTCTCCGTTGGAATGTCAGGCATGGTGGATAAGCCAGGCAATATTATAGCTATTGCCGACCCGCTCAAGACCAACCCCGCTACTGGCGGCGATATGCGGCTAGGAGGGCGGGTAAAAGAAGGCTCTACGTCAACTGTTATTCTTCTCGATGGCGATGTTGAGCTGCTAAATGGGCTGACATACTCGCTTTCCGTCTTAAACCCTGGTGGTCAAGACACCATTAGAAATGATGGCTCGCATTATGTAAGCGAGCCAACAGTTGTTGTTGGCAATGTCACGACAACACCTGGCGTAGCTGTAAGCTCGATAACCGTATCGCCCGCTCTCTCCATTACCCCATCTGCCGAATCGACATGGACGCTACACGTTGATAGCTCTATACCAAAAAGAGAGTATAGAATATTAATGATAAGCGAGTCTAAGTCTGACTCTGACGAAGGCATGTATGATATTAGCGCCGTTAGATATGACCCTGACAAGTATACTCAGGCCGAATCGATTGGTGAGCTAGAGCCGATATATAAAGCGCCTTACGCTAATACAGCGGCGGTATACCCACCAAGCAACATCATCTTTAATGAGGGGGTGTATCTAGGCATAGAGGGAGCTGTTAGATTTCTTGATATATCTTGGGATAGCTCTCCTGACAGGTTGCTTTCTCACTACAATGTCGCATGGACTTTAAACGAGGGTGATCTCAATGATGGCCCAGCGACAGGCTCATCCTACAGAATTGACAATGCCAGAGAGGGCGAGTATCAAGTAACAGTAGCGGCGGTAAACATAGCTGGGTTTACATCAACATCGGTAACTATCCAGTATACGCTTGGCGCTCTGTATCAGGTTAGCCTAATCAGCATAACCGATTTAACCATAAAAGACACAGCAGGGGTGGAGTTTACCGGCAGAGATGCTGAGTTTACCTGGGGCACCGATGCCGACACTATTCTGGATTATTCGGATTCGTTTGGTGTGGGTGACGGCGGACAAACACCCTGGTTTAGAGACTTTAGAGTAAGAGTTTATACAGACGCAGGCGCAACACTACTAAGAACCGAATACGTTACGGAGGCTAAATACAGGTATTCGCTTGAGATGAATGCCAATGATAATGCAGGCTCCCCAAATAGAGATGTGATGGTTGATGTCGTGGCTAGGGATTTCTACGGGAATCTATCTATGTTATCCACATTGTCTGTAACCAACCCACCACCACAAACATTCTCATCCATCGATCTAACTGGCGGGGCTGGCGTAATGTTCGTAGAGTATTACCCGCCAACTGACCCCGACTACAAATACACCAGAGTTTTTGCGTCTCAAACATCTGGATTCACACCGGACCCAACACCTGTTACCGGTAATATGGTTTACGAAGGCTCAGACAGAGTGATGTCGTTCCCAGCAGTGGTTGGCACCTGGTATGTGGTTCTGCAGGGTGTGGATGAGTTTGGCTTATCAGGCACGGTATACTCAAGCGAGGTTACTGAGGCAACGGTATCAGCGGATATAACCGCCGAAGTGGATGCGATATTAGCAGACCCAGGAAGAAGCGGTGATGTTGTTGTAGAGGCTGATAGATTTATCATTGTTCAACCCTCTACCTACGTCACACCTACTGCCGTTTTTGCGGTAGGCATGGTCGATGGAGTTGCTACTGTAGGCATCAGAGGCGACTTGTTAGTTGATGGGTCAATCAACACACAATCAGTAGCCGCAGACGCAATCACGGCCAATGAAATTAAGGTAACTACCTTATCTTCTATAAGTCACGATTCAGGTCTGATAACGGCAGGAACGTTTAGAACAAGTCCACTTGAGTCAGGCTGGCGCACAGAGATTTCCGACATAGGCGGCTACCCAATTTGGTATGGCACAGGCGTCAAAAATGATGCCAACGCAGTGTTTTATCTTAACGATGCTGGGTCAGCAATGTTCAAGGGCGAGCTAAACGCGGCTGATGGTGAGTTTGTAGTTGATGTCAATGGTCATGTCACTATGAAGTCTGTAACCATACAAGACGCTGTTGGCAATGTGCTATTTTCAGTTGCTACAGGCATGGAGTGGGGCTATCTAAACAACAGACCTTCCGACAATCAGCTATTAAACTCAAATACCGTTTGGAGTGAGATAAATGATGACGGTGATATGCCTGCTGACAATGCTGATGTAACAGCGGATCAAATCTCAGGCTCTGGCATAAATATTTTAAATGCCGAATACACTGTCTTAGAATCAACTCTGCCAACATACGGCACAAAAGAAACAACAACAACTGAAAGCCTTGACGATACGATTGCATACTTTGGAACAAAATCGCTAAAAATCAGCGCAACAGGCGCAAATGCGTGGCTATTTCTTGCCGCATCTGACACTGATTACAACATAGTAATGACCCCACAAAAAAGGTGGATCGTTAGTATATATGTTAGATGTAGTGCTGCATCTGTTCAGGGTCAGTTCTTTATGAAAACCAGTGCGACGGGAACGCTGACATCCCCCAACACATTTATGACATCCCCCACGCCTAATACATGGGTTAGGGTCTATGGTGTTATTGATCTATTAGCTGACCCATCCACTGCTGGTGTATTCAGAATCGACAATGATGGCGGCGCAGGTATAGATATGTGGTTCGACGGCATGATGATGGAGGAGCAGGTGGGCAATGTAGCTCTACCATCAGCGTATTCTCTCCCAGCAGGAGCGGGTGGAGCTTCCGGCGTAACTGACTATGCCGAGCTTACAGGCTTGCCAACCACTCTTGGTGATATAAGCAGCCAAGAGAGCGCTGATCTAATAAGCGCGGTAAAAGACGGGAACCCCATTACGTCTGGAAACGTAACTACATATATAAGTTCGGCGGCAATTGGGGCGGCAGAAATAGGAAGTATAGCGTTGATTGGAACAAACAACTTTAGCGTAAAGACCTCCGGTATATTAACTGACGGCAGAATAGAAATGGATAGTCGAGCCATCAAGGTCTACGATACGGGCGGAACGCTAAGAGTTCACTTAGGCGACTTGTCGGCGTAGCTATGGCATTTGGCTTAAAAGTATACTACCCAGACGGGACTGATAATATAACCATTGACGGCAGAATGGTTAGGTATGATGGCACGATATATGTGGCCGACAATGTTACGACGGGGTATGCGTATCCTGGGATATTGGATAACGGGGAGTGGTTTGTTATGCCTAGCCCAAATGGAACTGGGTATTCTGGAGGTGCGGTATTTACAGGGTTTGATACGGTTATAAATACCGACATGGTTAATATAGTTTACCACGGAGGCAATGCAGGGTCGGGAGACACAATTGCGCTTCATATTTACAGGCTTTAATAATGAGTTATGGAATAGAGATTAATAATTCGGAGGGTTATCTTAAGATAGATGAAAATTCTGAGCAGTTGGTTATCTTCAAAAGAGGGCAAACAACTGGCAATTCATCTGCTACGGCAACCTATGAGCAATATTTTGACTTTTTCCCAATCAAAAAAGTCATGGTTAGCCCTGTAACTTACTGGTCTGGCTCTCGGTATTTAATGCTAGAAGCGGCAAAAACATACACCTTCGTTACAGATTTTGAGATGTTCCCAGTTCAGCATCCTGGCGACCTGTATGACGTCTACTATAATCTCATTCAGTTATATGGTGTAGAGGTGTTCGCAAACGATGTCACCCATGTCTCCATCGAGCCATTTTATTACTTTCTTATGACGACGATGGGCGAAATAGAAGCGTATAACCAAAGTCACCCGTTAAACAAAGTATTTGTGGAAGAAAATGAGTTTGGTCTTGAGGTGATGAACCCTGCAGGCGAAAGGGTGTTCTCATCGGCTGCCGAACATGCGGAAATATCATTTGCATCTGTGATTCCAAAGGCCGACTTCTTAACCAGCGATACCTTTATTTTGCCGTCGTCGTTGAAAAGAAGATATATCGATGTGTCGCCATTCAGTAAAACACATTATATGGTTGGTGCAACAGAATACTTTTCAGCGAAGTTTTTTAGATTTGAGGATAACAATACAATTGCAACGCTTGGCAAAACATGGGACCAGAACTTTTCTGACAATACAACAAGAACAGACCCTGGTTATATAGATACAACAGTTTTAATATCGGAGTCACACTTAAATGGCTAACAAGGCGGCAGTAGACACAACAACTGGGCTTATACAGTCAGTAATAACCCCATCGTCGTCAAAAATGATGCCAGATGGAATGATGATTGGCGGGCTTATGATTAAGGATTTGCCAAAATCAGCAAATCCAAGATCTGCAAAATCAAACCTACACTGGAGTTTCACATCAGATAGCTGGGGGACTCATGCTCCGAAAAAGATAGAGTCCGACAGTTGGGACAATACGAACAAGAAATGGAATAACAATATTCAGGAATACGCCAAAGATAGATATGACAAGCTTAAGACTGATCTTTACAGATTCATAGTCAAGACATGCGACTTTCCAGAGTGGAAACAGGCAAACACCGCAGACACCTACGCGGAACTTTCAATCAAAAAACTAACAACATCGGTAACGCCTGAAGAGCAGGCGACGATTGACAACATAGTAGCTATTAGGGCTTGGAAAAACTCTCTTCTCGCAGAGAGAGACAGAGTTAAGGCGAAAATATATAGCCAATCAACGAATACGACCAACCAGATTGATACGATAGTGAAGTCGTTCGTATATGCGTCTTTCCCCAATTAGACGTTATTGCTATTATGAAAATAAATAAGTCATCACTGACTTACTATGGTATAGTAAATTATTTTCCAATCCCAGGGTTTAACCGATGAACTACAAGCAGGGCAGAGAGCAGATAAAGACTGGCGATATTAT